GCATTGGTAAATGTTGGAGGTATTACGATGGTGCTTAAACTAAAGATAGACAGTAGAGAACACTCAGAGTTAGCAGAGATGGTGATTCACAATTGTAGGGAGATTAACGTTCCCTATGAGAAGGAATGGCTAGACATTGGTGACTATACATTCGGTGATGTCTGCTTTGAAGCAAAGTCTGCCTTTGACTTCTTGCAGTCTGTCATCAACAAGAGACTATGGAATCAACTGGACAACATGGATGCTAAGTTCATGAATAACATAGTGATAGTCTATGGTGACTTTAGAGACGCAGTTGAGAACTATCTTATGTATGTCAACAATAATCAGAATGCTAGGTTATTGAGAAACAAGTTCGATGGTGCTATTGGTAAGATAATATTGGACACTGACTGTAACATAATATGGGTATCATCTGCAAAAGAGGCTGCTAGGATAATAGCAGTCGTTTGTAAGATGCAACCAATAGATAGAGAGATACACACTCCAAGTTTGATAAGAAAGCGTATTGCTACAACAGACTTGAGAATAGATGTTCTTTGCACAATCAAAGGAATTAGTGTAAAGAAAGCAAAACTCCTGATAGATAGATTCGGCTCTATCATGGAGATAGGAGAAGCCTCAGTTGAAGAGATATGTGAACTGGAAGGCTTTGGTAAAGTGATTGCCAAGAGGGTAATCGATGTGCTGAATAAAGAAGATAAAATGGTGATAACATGAATGAAAATGAATATGATGAAGATAGGATGTATTATGAGGGCTTAGGCGAAGAGATGCCATTGACTCAACCGAAGGCAATAGGTTTACCGAAGGTTGTAGAGCAATATGTGAAGAGTGCAGCAGATGTTTCAAAGTATAATGAGATACCTGCTGCGATTGGTTTCTTCGTTATACTTGGTCAACTGTGCAAGGACATGGTTGCTATCCCAAGTGGTAGAAGAGTAGATGACACTAGGATACAGTTCATTTGGATGCAAACATCAGGAACAGGTAAGACTGAGATGTATAACTTCTTTGGGCCTGTTGCTAATGAGACATTCAGAATACTGAACGAGAAGTATAGTGTTGACTATGATGTGTTTAGTGTAGATGATACTACTGACGCTGCTCTCATTGGCTCTATGAAGATAGACAAGGAAAGAGTGGAAGATGACGATGGAGAAATGCAATGGGTTGAGATACCAACTCAAATCGATGGTGGTTTTGAGGGAAGTGGATTAGTCGCATATGACGAGTTTGAATACTCAGGTGTATTCAAGCAATCTCAACACAAAGAGAATGTCATCATGTATCTCAATAAGTTCATGAATACTCTTCATGGGGAGAACTGGATTATCAGAAAGAAACTTCGTGATGGAGATATCATAGAGTGCAGATGTCAGAGAAGTATCTATGCTACTACATACATACCGAAGACACTGACCAATGTTATCGCTGAGAAGGGAGTTATTCAGAGAACTCTAATCTACATCAAGGAAGTTCCACAGGAAGTTCAAGATGAGTTGAGAGAGAAGGTTCTAGATGAAGTTGGGACTATCAAACCAAAGGATGCTCCTATCAAGAAGTTTGCACAGAATTTTGTTATTATCTATGAATCATTGAGAAAAAGATTCGATGAAAGTGGTAGAGACCCATTGCAAACAATTACTTTCGGTAAGGGCTACAATGACGCTCTGAAGAATGAATCAATCAAGATGAGAAACTATGTTGCTAACAGTAGACCTGAAGTGTTTGAGATTGCTGGAAACTTCATTACAAGGCTAAATCAGACGATGACAAGACTATCTGTGCTATGTTGTATAGCAGAAGCACCTAATATCAAAGACCCAAGCAAGAGGTATATTGTGACTGAAAGACATGCACGACAAGCCTCTTCTCTAATTCGACAATGCTATAAATCGCTTGTGTCGTGGCTAGACGTAGCATTGAAGGTGAAAACACATGCGTTGCATGAGCGAGTAGGCATCAATGCGTTCCGAGAAGCATACGAGGGGCTTAGAAAGAAGGGTGATGAAGGATGGGTAAACAAGACTCTTCTGCTTTCAAGAGTGCGAGAAGAAACGAAGAAGGGGCAAACTACGGTTTACAACAACTTCAAAAAGATTTCCAGTATGTTCGACACCAAGAAGATAGGTGTGCGAACCTATTTGAAAATAAAGGAGGAAAAGAAAAATGAGTAAAAAAGATACATACGAGCATCAGTTCTTGGTGTTTAGTGTTAGTGATGGCCCAAAAGTGATAAATGAGTCCCTGAATACATATGGGAAGGATGGATGGTATCTATCGACAATGATAACCGTTGGCGGTGGAGAACATCTAGTAGCGTGGATGGTTAAACCAAACCTAATCCTAGCACCAAATCCAGCAGAGGCTCAGGCTAAGAAACTCGCAAATCTTTGGACAGGAGAAAGTGACAAAGAATGAATGTCCTAGCCCTAGACATAGAAACAAAAAACTACTCTCATGAAATTGGGGGTTGGGGTAATACCCATATGTTTGAGGTATCTACTGTCTGCACATGGGATGGCAATCATGGAACTGTATACATCGATGAGCCAATCAAGTCGATTCGCAAGTCAAGTGTATCAGTAAAACCACTCTCACAGTTGAAGTTTGATTTAGATGACCATCATCAGAACAACGGCATTCTCTTGGGACATAACATCGTCTCATTTGACTTGGCAGTTTTGAAGAATGCAATGGATATATACTGCATCAAGAAATACTTGGATGATAAGGCATATATCGATACTAGTAGAATATTGAACAAGGCATATGGAGAGAGATACTCTCTATCTAATCTAGTTCAGAATACTCTAGGTGCAGACAAACTCATGGATAGTGCAGATGCTCCTTTGGTTTGGAAAGACGGTAGATTCTCAGAAGTCGCAGACTACTGCCTGAAGGATTGTGAACTCGTATATGATTTGTGGATTCATGGAAAAGAAAACAAGATGGTGAAGGGCTTTTCCATAGATGAAGAAATAATGAAAGAATTGGAGGTAGATTGGTAATGACACCTTGGGAATGGCTAGGCTGGATAGTATTCGTTATTCTAGTTTCTCTGTTATTCTTTGCAGCATTCGGTAACTCAAAGTACACCGAAGAAAGCATAGATGAGTATATGGAGAATCTAATTAACGATGAGCGTGGTCGAACTGGCCCTAACTAAACAATGCCCTTCTTGTTCTGAGGACACCATCCCTCAGAGAATCAAGGGTAAAGTTGTGGGTTCACAAGAGACTCTACACATTTGGCGTTGTAGAGAATGTAAAGCACTGTGGTCGGGGGAATAATCCCTCGGCCACTTTGTCTTTTTTTTATGCAAAAATTTCAAGACTATGCGAAATCAGTTGTCAGCCAAAGTACGACCTAGAGGGGATTGAGGGTCTACGAACATTATACCTCTTGGATGGTTCTGAAAGAAATCAGGCTGGTATGGCTGATGTTTAGAATACGAGTTAGGCGGAGTATCACCATATATCTGTTGTATTAATTCAGGCCAATCAAGAAGTGCCTGTCTGTAATCAGTCAACTGTTGTTTCTCATCATCTGTCAATGAGTTCCAAAGCATAGGTTTTGATTGATAATAATCTACATACATCTCTAACATTGAATCTCTTGTTGTCCTGACCTTTGCCATTGCATCTTCCATACTAATCGTTATCTCTTCTCCATGTTCTCCTATCGCCATCTAATCACCTCATGTCTCCGTGAATACAACTGCAATCCTAACAGGACCGACTTGTGTGTTTGTGTATCCTGACAATCCAGTTGCTCTCATGTTAAATGTATCTCCTGCTGAGTATGTAGTGCCATTTCCACTGAATGATGTGAATGACCTTGAGAATTGATTGCCCCCGCTTCCACTTGCATTGTATTGGAATGTGGTAGTTGATGCAGCCCTGTTCTTGAATATTGTAACCGTCTGATTGCTAGAATTCGTTTCTGACCCTGAGTTTCCAAAGGACATGTATATTTCTTTCAACACACAATCTTTTGGTATGGGGAAACCAATATCAGCACCTGAAGAATTCTGAGTTGTGTTTCGTTCTCCATCACCGTATCCGGGGAAGAACCCATTTGCATTTCCTGCTCCGGCTGTTGACGAAATAAATTGGTCTGCTTCTGCACATTGTATGATAAAGTCCTTGTCATCTGATGCAGCAGTTGATAGTTTTCTGATGCTGATTTGTGATTGGTTAACCTCAGTTGAGATGTTCGTATTGTTCTGTGCATCAATTCTTATCCTGATGTATTCGTTAGCAGTATGCTCATAGATGAAAGAGGCAGAAAGACCTGAACCACCGGAAGCCTCTCTTGTGTAGACCTGCGACCTAGATTGTGCTACGGTTGCAACGTTAGAAGAAAAGGCATCATTGCTGGCAGTCTGCATGAAGGCGAATACTCTCGTTCTATCAGAGAGGGTACTTCCATCATCATTAATGGGAATGCTGTAAGAAACCACATAGTATCCAGCATCAGTGATTTTAATATGACCATCAGTGCCTTTAGATGCATTTCCTGAAGGGTCTAATACCTCAGTATCGAATGGTATGGTTCGCTCTGTTTGATTTACATCGGTGAATCCACTGTCCATATACACAACAGGTTTCGATGCGTCACTCTCACCACCACTTCCACCTGCTGCATCCTCCCAAGCAACCCCGCTTCCTGTTGAAGTTAGAACTTGACCATCACTACCTTGACCACCATTTATCCTGAAGTTCTCAGCATCTACTAATCCAAAGTATGCGTTTCTGTATTTGTTAAATGCATTCCCTAAATCTATGGTATTATCACTAACCGGATTCATTGAATTGAGTGCAATTTTAATTTGATTAGACCCTGCTGCTCTGAATGTTATTTCGTTATCAGTACCGAAGTTTATCAGATTGTCATTATCTCTACCTACGACTAGACTGGTATTTTTCACAGAAGTAATACCTGTCTGTGCCGCAGTTATTGCTACGTCATTCGCATTCGCAGTTATACCAGTTCCACCAACAACATTGAGTGTTACTCCTCCACTGCTTCCACCACCTGTTAATCCAGTTCCTGCTGTGACTCCTGTAATGTCACCTGAATTAGCAACAAGGTCAATTGTACCATCAGAATCCTGATAGGTTGCAGTAATGTTAGTCTCCGTGTTACTACTAAACATCGCACCTACAATATCTTGCACCTGCTCAGTAGACAACTGAGTATTCGTGTTAGTAGTGAAGGAGAGATTACTTTGCATGTATGCCTGAAGAACAGATACATCCATTCTCTTCAATACACCAGCATCGCTGAGAACTAACTCATCAGTTGACGCTAAACCACTTGTAAGTGCAGTTGCATTTGTGATGTCTGATACAGAGAAGTTCATGTCATCTACAACGAAATCCATGTTGTTGTTTGTATCGTCATAATCGATTGTGATTCTAGTCTTAGTTCCACCAGTTGCCACCAATGCCCCTGCTATATCCTGAACTTGTTCAGTGGATAACTGTGTATTACTTGTTACAAATCCACTATCATTATTGAATGCTGATAATGGTATCTCTGAGATTAGTTTTCTGCGTCCATCACCACTGTCTAATAGAATCAATTCATCTTCACTGGAATTGACATCAGCAGTCATGTCTGATAATTCTCCTAAATCAAGGCTAATACTTGGAGTAGAAGTTGCATTTGATACATCCAAACCTGTACCTACTGATACTTGTGTTACTGTACCTGAATTAGTTGTGTAGCCGAAGGATTCTATTCTGTCATTAATGGCTGCGGAAGTCATCAATGAAGTGTTATTGTCAGAAAATGAGGTATTTATTGTGGTGACTCTAGCACCACTGCCTATCTGCAATCCTGAATTACTAATATTCATTTGGGTTGTTCCAGTGGTAGTTGCATCGTTGGCCGCAGTGTTGAATATAATATCAGTAGCGGCATTTCCTAGACTTGTTCCGCCACCGATGATGACCTTGTTCTGCGTTCCGCTAGAATCGCCACAGAGAAGGCTGAATGGTTCTTCTGCATTGTGATAGTGAGGCATACCCATTCGGAAGAACTTCCTCGTATCGTTAGTCCTTGTAGTACCATTTATGTCAGCACCACCAATTATAGTCATGAAATTACTTGCCCCACCTTGAGCCACATCAAGTGAGGCAGTAGGACTTGAAGTGGCTATTCCGATATTACCATCATTAGCAACAGTCAATCTTTCCGTTCCTACTGTGACTAATGCAATGTCGTCTGAATTGATTTGGAATAGCCCTGTATTTACATCCCCTGCAAAGGCGAATCCGGGTTCAGAAGCAGATGAGTCTGATGCGATGAACTTGCCACCAACTATGCTCAAGTCTGATTCTGTTGTGGTAAAGTGGAACGAAGCACCACTACCTTCTGATGAACCGTCTGCATGATTAAATCTAAACTCGCCCTTCTGTCCATAACTACCAGTTGAATTATCACTGAATTGAATACCTGCATATCCAGCATTAGTAGTGTTCTCAATCACAAGTGGATGGTCGCTTGCGGCTCTGATGTGTAATGCATCAGAAGGGGTTGTAATTCCTATTCCAACATTACCCGAAGCATCTAATCTCATTCGCTCATTACCAGCAGTAAAGATTGCCATTTCATTAGTAGCAGGGTTTCCAATTCTGAGATTGTTGCTAAATCTAAATTGTTGTGCTTGTAGTGTTCCTGCTACTTGAAGAGGGACTGATGGAGTTGTAGTTCCTATTCCTACATTGCTATCATCTGTTATTGTCATGGCAGTTGCTAGTGTGTTCAGCGTACTTCCACTACTACCTGCATTTGCAACCTTGAAGGATATTGCTCCACCTGCACCAGTTCCTTTACCTATACCACCTTCAAAGATTAGGTCTCCACCTGCTATGTTGTTTGTAGTTCCGGCAGTAGTATCTCCGGCAGATATTGTGAGGTCTTTACCTGCCGTATCATGGGCAGTAGCACTGACGGCTACGGTTCTATCTCTATTATTACCAAGTTCAAGATTGCCCAAGTAATTGACCTTGAAGACTTCTGTGTAGTTGCTTGGTGCAGAAGAACTTCCGTCTTGGGTATAGAAGATATGTCCACCGAATTGCCCCTGCACCTGATACTGCGTTTGGGACTCACCAACGACTTTGAGATTAGAACCATCATCTCTAAGGAATGAATCAGAAACGAATAGTTTGTTGTCCGTTTTTATATTTCCACTTACATCTAGTGTTTGTGCTGGACTCGCAGTGCCTATTCCGACTTTGCCATCATAAGTGACTCTCATCTTCTCAGTAGGTGCTGCGTTTGCTGTTGCTGATGTTCTCGTATTTATCCTGAAGTCTGCTCTGTGGTCTGAAGCATCTATTTCCTCTGCTGTTATACTGACACTAGGAACAGTATCAGTGCTGAAGTGAGAAAGACCGAGATGTGCAATACCTTCGACAGAACCACTTGTTCCACCTGCGGTTGTGAATAAAGCAACGACTTCATCATTAGCCCCACCTTGAACATGAAGTGCAGCATCAGGAGAATCAGTGCCTATCCCAAGTCTAGTGTTAGTTCCATCAATTGTTAGAACATCGTTGCCAGCAGATGTGAATGTCATCGAGTTGTCGCCTATGACTATCTGCTCATTTGCATCTTGGCTTCTTCTTATGGAGAAATTACCGTTGTATGATGAGATTGCGTTCTCACCAATGACTAAATCACGATTGAAGTAAAACCTGCCTAAGTCTGTGGTGATGTGGGCATAGGATGAGTTCTGTGGCCCGAACTCGATGTACCCGTTTTGATTGACTACTTTCAGTGACCTTGCTGTTCCCTTTGAATCAGCAACCCAACCGTCAATTGACTCATCATACAGGAAAGTCGGATTAGTGGCTGTTCCTCTGTCTATCTCTATTCCTGATGTTCCTGCTGTTATACCTGCTCCTGTTTCACCATCGTTCAATACTATTGTATTGTCTTCGACATTGAGGTTATCAGTGTTCAATGTAGTAGTAGTCCCACTAACCGTTAAGTCACCACTAACCACTAGATTGTTCGCTACTGTTGTTTGGGCATCTGCTACTGTTAGCCTTGTCGTGCCTTGTGTCTTGAGTTGTATGGGCGAAGCAGCGTTTGAAGTAATGATGTCCAAGTTCGTTCCTTGTGTAATTATCCTAGCATCAAAGTCATTGGTTGGGTCGTTCTTCAGGTCTATGAAAGCACCCGATGGGCCGGACATTTCTATGTGAGAAAAACCAGTACCTTTGATGAGATTGAGTCTATATCCGGTTATGTCACCCGCTACATCCAAAGGTGTTGCAGGGGCATTATTTCCTATCCCTAGTTTACCATCATTGAGGAGATACATCTTCGTTGTACCTCCTGCTTGGAAGAAGATATCATCATCAGCATGTAGAGTCAAGTCATCACTTGCAGCCAATGTGACATCAGTTCCAGTCGAGTTCCACCCCAAGAAGGATGTTGCATCATCTACACTCAGGTATACTTTACCTGCTGTGCCAGTAACTCCTACCTCTAAGTCGCTTCCTACTATCACCTTGTTATTGACAGCATCCAAGTCAAGCATTTTGACATGAGCAGAACCACTGTGGGCATACAATTCCAAGTTGTCAGAACTGTTGTATGTCTTGATGTATCCCGGCCCTGAGCCATATCCGAGGAATAGGCCATTCATGGTGGCAAAACCATCAGCAGTAATCAATGCTGAACCTGCTTGGTCAACATCTCCAACGCTTATCGAACCAGTGTATTTCACGTTGTCATCGGTCTGTGTTCCGAATACTATGTCTCCGCCCAAGTCTGAGTTCAGTGCAGATACTACCTGTGCATTGGATAATTGCGTATTGGTGTCTGTGGAGGCTAGAGTCAATGTTCCTGCTGTGTCATTGTAAGTAGCGGTAACATTCGTACCACCAACAATCAAACCTGCAACAATATCTTCAACTTGGTCTTCACTTAGTTGGGTGTCAGTATTAGTATCAGTAGATGAAATGGTTATATTGTTAGCATCAGTATGAGTCAAAGTAATATTACTACCTGCTACGAACTTGATGTCTTGAGTACCCGACCCCGCACCACCTTCTGTTAGTCTGAGTAATATATCATTGCTAGAATCTACAAATGAAGAGGTGTATGTGTTTTGCGTGTTAGTGTTGGGAGTTGTGACTGAGCCTCCCAAAGATACAGCAGTACCATTGATTGTTATGCTACTATTACTCAAAGAACTGTTAGCAATATTGCTTAGAGTGTTAGAACTTCCACTAATTGTTTTATTTGTTAGTGTTTGAGTTCCTGTTAATGTAGCAACTGTTGAATCAATGGCTATGGTTATATCTCCCGTTGAACCACTATTCGCCCCACCAATACCTGTTCCAGTTGTAATTGTCTGATTGTTCTGCCCACCTGCACCTGCTGCAACCCAAGTGAAGCCACCTGTTGCATCGTCATAACTTAGAAGATAGTTATCCACAGCAGTATTTGTTACCTTTAGATTTGCTTCATCTATCACGTTGTCTGCTATGACAGTAGCACCATCAGCAGTAGAGGTTACTTCGCCACTATGATTAGGATGAACGTAGTTGTTTGCTGATGCTGCGATACCATCTAACTTACTCTTGAGAGCATTAGTGAAGTTGTTTTGGGTTAAACCGCCATCTCCTACTGTATACTCGGTATTAGTGTCTGTTGATGCGATAGTGACTGTTCCACTTGACTCTGTTAGTGTCACATTGCTACCTGCGGTCAAGGTTAGACTTTCACCTGCGTCTAGTGTACTAGTACCTACGGTAACTGTTCTAGGTGCGGTCAGATAGGATTGCAAGTCACTGATTTGTGATTCGGTTATAGAAAGAGCAGCCTGATGCTGTGTGACGTTACTCTCTGCTATTCTATTATCGTTGAATGTTCCTGCGGTTATTTTTGAGGTGTTTAATGTGGGTATTCTTGCAGTTCCAAATGTTCCTGCTGTTATCTTTGATGCGTTTAATGTAGGAATGTGAGAAGCAGATAAGTTGGCTGTGATATTACCAGCAGAAGATAGTGCTATTCCTCCCGAAGCAGACACTGCTACTGTTCCTGCTGCATTTGGAAGGGTGATAGTTCTATCATCAGTAGCATCATCAGCAGTGAGTAAAACCTCATGTGAGTTACCATCACCTGCTCTAAATGCTAATACGTTGTCTTCAACTATCTGTATTGTCTCATTGCTATATGTCGTGTCTCCACTAACTTTTAGGTTTGCAACAAGTAAAGTTCCTGTGCTTGGGTTATATCTCAAAGCACCAGTATCATCCAACAATCCATTAGATTCGTTGTGGAATACAATAGGAAAGTTGGTGTTAGCATTACTATCAGATACCGTCACTGTGCTTGCAAGAGTAGAGGTTGCTGCATTACCACTGGTATTCTGATTACCTGCTGTGTTTACACCGGGTAAGTTGATGCTTGTACTTCCATCAAAACCTACACCTCCAATGTTTACTGCTGATTGTAGTTTAGTTGCAGTCGCTGCGTTTCCTGTTGTATCACCAACAGATGAAACAACTAGGTCGATTTTACCTGATGAGAATGTTGCAGATATTCCTGTCTCTGTATTGTCACTGAACATCGCTCCTACGACAGATTGAATCTGCGAGTCAGTGCGTTGTGTGTTAGTATCGGTTTGATGAGTATCTATCATGCTCTTGACATCAGCAGGAGCGAATCTCCTGATTCCTGCTTCAGTTCCATTTGTTCTCTCAGTCGAACTTACCTGACTCACTTGAGCATTGTAAGCGGTTTCTACCTCTGAATCACTGAGTTGAGTGTTAGTGTCAGCAGTTCCTGTTATTGTTACTGCACCCGTTCCACCACTAATCGATATATGGTTTCCAGCGACAATCGAAGTAACACCTGCGTTAGTTAGTGTGACATCCCCTGATTCTCCTCCTCCCGATAATCCAGTTCCTGCAATTACTCTAGTTATGTCTCCTACTTCCGTAGTGAAGCCCTGTGCCGCTATGTAATCGAATACTGCATCACCAGTAACTAAGTTAGCATTGCCATCAGCAACAGAACCTGATGTTGCTGCTATCGTAGAATCAAATGTCAGAGAACCATCATCATTGACTTCTATTGTCTTTTTTGTATCATTAGCACCAGTTACCTCTATCTTTGGTTTTGCTGTATTCCCAGTGTTAGGTGTAATTAGAATGTCCTTGTCCGAGTCACCCATCAGTATTCAACCTCCATCTTTCCAACATCCTTTCTCTCACCATGAATCAGATAGAAACAGTCAATGCCCTC